ATGTGATGCTTGAAGTTGCATGAAAGGAATAAAACTGCTACTACCAAGTACCACAATCTGGTGGAACGATTTATGGTTCAACTTAATGATGTTTTGTTCTAAGACCTTCTGGTATTCTTTAGCGTGCGAACTCTGGTTCATCATAGTTCCGTCTTGCCATATTTCAAATACGTTGGGCTTAATACCACGTATAATTTTAAAGCGTGAACGACCTATGGAGAACTCGACTTCTACCAAAGAATTCTTACCGTTGATGGAATTCACCAACTGGTTTTTACTGATGTTTCGATGCCCTCTACCAAAGAGAGCAAACGATAATGCGTCTAATATTGTGGACTTCCCTGATCCGTTATGACCAACCACTAGTGTCGATCTATACTTCTCCATGTCTATTTTAGTCCAATTGTTTCCTGTCGATAGAAAGTTCTTCCATCGTAGGGTCTTAAATATTATCATGCTATTTCTAGTGCCTGTGCTTCCGTCAATAAGTTACGAAGTTTGTTCTTTAACTTATCTTTATCCAATATTGTTTCTACTGCGTCCACGTAACTGTCTAGTAGTGTACTGGTATCTTCTACTGAAATACTCTCGTCATCTACATTCTCACCAAGGAACTCATTAAAGTTCTCGGCAATCTTTAGTTCGTGAATCGCCCTATCTTGTATTCTATCAACAAATCGATCAAAAGTAAAGAGGTCTGACTTATTAATTACAACTATTTTTACAAATTTATTGTCTACAAAGGATAGGTCTTTTATTTCTGCATAATCTGTCTTAGTATCATCATACAATATCTTCTCAAATATTCTGTGTGGATTTCTGATTGGAGTCAGTTCACGGTTACTAGTATCTAATACGTGGAAAAACTTGTCGTCGTGAGCGTCTGACCAAAAGAATTCCATTTGACTACCGAGGTAGGTAATGTTTTCCATAGTTGACTTGACGTGATAATGGCCAGATAGAACCATTTCAAATCTCTTGAAGTGATCTGGACTCATACCGTGGGTATTCTTGATACCACGCATCATCTCAAATCCTGATAGTTCTAGGTGACTTCCTAGTATATCACACTTGGCAGTTCTGATGAACTCCATAGATCTGTCGTGATTCTCTGGACATACCCAAGGTAACATCCCGAACTGTAGACCATCTAGATCAAGAATCTCTGGTTCTGTGTGAATGGTTACTTCATCCATATAATGGCCAAGTAACTCTTTGAGACTATTCAATTCGTTTGTATTCTTAAAGAACGTGTCGTGGTTGCCCAGTATCACATTCATATGAATACCGTGTTTCCTTAGTTTGTCTAGAAATGATTTGCGATATCTGTTAAGAGACTTAAAATTGATAAACTTACGATTGTCAAATACATCACCCAAGTGGATAATGCGATCAATGTTATTTTCCAGAACATATGGAAAGAAGATTTCACTATAAAACTTATCAGCATTATCAGTAAAAATGTCTGAACTGTTGCGTATGCCAGCATGAGTGTCATTTAAAATTGCTACCTTCATTTTAGTATTTCACCAAGATCTGAATCCGTAGATGAGACTACACGTTTCTTGCGTTTCTTGGTCTCTTCCTTTTTAAACTCTTTCAACGAGGTATCTTTCTCTTTGATCTGATCAATACGTTTTTTAAGTTGATCGACGAAATACTGGGATGTTGATTGCCCATTGCCGTCTTCATTAAAATCCGCAAACTCAGATATCATAGATTGTGAAATCCACTTTGTCTTAATGTCTTGTTGTTTCTTTTCTTTGGCAATACGACGTAGGAATGCAAACCATGCAATCTGTGTGAAATATGCAAATGCGTTTGGTTTACCTGTACGTGTTGCCGCTTCGATGTTGTAGTTCTCGATTGCCTTTAGACAATTCTCAACTGCATCCATAACCATTTCTTCTCGGTACGTATACCGTATGAAGTTAGATTTATGGGATAATCCTTCTGCAATCTTTAGGAAGCAAGACGCGATGTAATCCGTTACCACTGGTAGTGGATCATCTGTTTCTTTTGCTTCGATTATAGTTTTGCAGTATTCTACGACTGCTTGTGAGAAATCCGAATTCTTAACATAATGCGGCTTCTCTTTTGGTTTTAATTTCATAATATACTCCTAGTATATGTTAGTGTTATTATAATACACTTCTAAGGAAAAGTAAAGGGGGTAAAATAAATATTTTAAAGGGGTTGACTCTTGAACGAATCTCTTGTATAATAAATTAAGTCATTTTGGAGCAGCTCAGTGTAACTTATCTTTATTTACATCACGAGGAAAACGAATCAGATTATCCAAATCGGAGTCCCCTTCTGGCGATCTTGACGCAATATAATCATCTGTTTCCATTTTTATTGTTCTAAAGTTATGTATATATGTATGGAAGTAATCAAGTACACCCCGAGCAGGATTTGTTATACAGAGTACATTTGCTGTATTCAATACCAATTCTTGATCCGCGTCTTGATGCAACATGAAAGGCCTGAATGTATACCAACGTATCTCACGCTTGCGATCTTCATCACATATAATACTAAGTGCATTTTTGATAATCATACACTCACTATTTTCATCATCATACACCTGTAAGACTTCACAGATGAGTTCTTCACCAGTCATAGTCTTTATTTGTTTAACATCTTTACTCATAATTTAACTTCATGTATTTTATATTTAAATTGTTCTTTAGCATAGATCTTTATTCTTTCTTCCGAATGGGTTAAAGTAAAGTTCCTTCTGGACTTCCAATGTAAATCGTCTGCAATGTCGTATAATGTTGCGTCACTATTATCATCACTCTTTCTCAAGCTTCTACCAATCGATTGCAAGACCCTTACCTGAGACTTAGAAGGACTAGCGAAAACAATATTATGAAGGTTACGGATGTTAATACCAGTAGAGAACGTTCCAAGACTAGCAACGATAATGGAATTCTTCTGTGTTTCCACAATCTGCCTAATGACTTCACGGTCACTTGCTTCGACTTGTCCTGATACATAAAATATTTTTCTTTCTTTAACAGCCCCATTTCTAATCAATTCAAATAGGGGTTTACCATGTTTCTCGACATACTGGAATAGAACTAATGTGTTGCCCTTGAGATCCAGTGCGAGGTTCTTTATTAACTTATTCCGACCTTCGTGTTTAACAATGAAATCTAATTCGTCGTGATATTCTCTTTTTCCAAACTCTTTACGTACACTTTCTGGATATCTCAGTAGTAGTACATTTATATTTAGTTTAGCAAGAGTGTCATTATCCTGTAATTTCTTCGTTGTCGTTACATTATATATCTTCCCAAATAACCCCTGTAATACGAGTTCATGTGTCTGCGTACCGTCCAGTGTACCTGTTGTACCAAAACGATACTCTGCTTCTCTACACTTATTCATAATGGTAGTCAATGATTTAGATTTAAACCCGTGACACTCATCACCTATTATGCACCCGAATTTTTCAAACCATTTAGGTGGTAGCTTGTATATAGACTGCCATGTGGAAATTACAACCCCTTTGTCAGTTTCTTTATCTTTACCTGAGTAGATCTTATGGCAACCGTTCTCGACCAACATACCATAGTCTTCGAAATCGTTGTACATCTGTTGCACCAATCCAGTAGTCGGTACGATTATCAGTACCTTTTTACTTCCACGGCTATCGTTTAATATTCCTAAATAATACTTAATTAAGATATATATAATCAGAGACTTACCAGAACCAGTTGGTGATATCAAAATAGAACGTTTCTTACGCAGTCCTTCACAGATTGCATCAAACTGATAATCTCTTACTGCAATGGGTGATCCTCTCGACGTGATCTCTTCGTTCTTTATGAACTCCATGATCGCTTTGGGATTTATAGTATTAGTACCATCTGGTCTGCCATAGTGATTGTCGGGTTTGACAATGATAGGATAGTTACGAGGTTTTGCAAATCCTTCTAAGAAGGGAAACAAGCCGACAGGTAACTCGTTTGTTCGCACATCGAATAGGCGTATCTTACCATCCCAAACACGGTTCTTATAGGCGGGCATAAACTTGTAACCAGGAACAAAGAATGAGAAAAATTCACTCAATTCAGTTGCGATACCAGAGTCACACTCCACATGTAATACACTGTGGTTTAAATTTTTAACAATGAGTTCGTCCATGATTTCCATAAACTCCAATAATGAATGGGATACTCTTAAAGAGGTTGTCTTAGGTACTGCCGATCATATGAACTGGCCAAGTACCAAAGACTTTCGTTCAAAATGGAAAAATGCTCCTAGTGGTGCTGTTGCTAATACCATTATATATCAAACTAATAAAGCACTAGAAATCTTCGAGCAAAAACTAATTGCAGAGGGTGTCAACGTACTTCGACCATATGAGATCAACTATCAAGAGAGAAATGGTTTCGGTTGTTACTCACCACGGGATAGCATCCTTATTATTGGTAACAAAGCAATATGTTCCCCTATGTATTTCAAAGATCGTATGATGGAACAGGAAGCAATACTTCCACATATATCCAGTAGAGCGTACATCACCTGGCCAGAAGATACTGAAGATATGTTCGACGCTGCCAATATAATGCGTTGTAACAATGACATTTTATATCTCATAAGTTCAACTGGCAACTTCGGTGGTGCAAGATGGTTACAAGACATATTAGGTCACGAGTATCGCGTCACAACCATTCCTA